CCCCTTCACCTATGCTAATCAAATCACAAATGAAACTGAAAAATGATTAAGAAAAAGCATGACGCACGCGCCATCCTAAAGACCAAGGGCAAAAGCCCTCGCTTCCTTAGGTGATAGGCCATCAACTAATGCGTCATGGTACAAGGTGGTGAACTCCTTGTACTCATCGCTTGGATGCAGCTGATTCACTGCCAAGCGGGCATCCCGCTCTGGATGGGTCCCGAGCAAAAGCTCATAGGTCCCCTGAACTGAGGGATGCACCACACAGCGGGACAACGGTGGCACATCATAGTCATCACCTGGTTCCATCTCAAGAGCCGGGTCATCTTCATCATCATCACTATCTCCATCCTCGAGCGGTGGCATGTCATGATACACATCCTCATCCAGAACCTGTGGGCTAGGGAGCTCACGATAGTTGAGCTCACCGCTTGGGAGGGGCGTGAAGACCATCCCCGCGCCATACACCGGCACTATCCCAGGATCCTCGGTGCCCGCCACAGGGAGAGTGTGGTTCCCAGACGTGAAGGGCCCAGTGGTTATGTTTATTATCTCAATCCCAGCTGCTGTTAAGACGGCGGTTGGTCGGCCGTATGTGACAAATTGGAGTATATACCAACTCCCACTTCGGAACTGTATCCTCACTCGGCCTTGCGTTCCATCAACAGGAGTGTCAATGTGCAAGTTGCCGTCGGTTCCAGGGTACTGGACCCTGGTCCCCTTCCACCTCCGCTCGAAATTGGCACCGTCGGTGTTGGTGGCATAGACCAACAATGTGTCAACCTGGAACTGGTTGGTGGTTCCAGTAAGTGCAGCGCGATGGTAAGCGACTGCAAAGCCAACGAGAGGCGATGAACTTGAGGAAACTCTGAGATAAACTGGGACCTTGTTCTCAAACCTGTCTGGATCAGGGCTACCAAAGAGTTGCACTCTGAGGACGCTAAACGTGGCGCGGACTCGGCCGTCAGCCATGACGCAGGCACCCGTCTCGGGATTCTGGCCCCCGTCACTATTGTGGTACCAGTGGTCAAAACCGGGCCTCTCCACGTCGGAGTTGAAGGGCAAGCGCCAGGAGTTAGTCACGACGAGCGGTTGCTCTGGTGCCTCTACTGCGCGCTGGATCCCGGTCGTGATACCGGTATTGCCAGGGGTGATCTGCTGATAGTGGAGGGAGCCAACGGAGACGGGGGTCTGTGCCACTTGATCGGCGACACAGGCGGCACCGGATCTTGCATCAGTGATGGACGAATACACCTCAAAGGTGTCATACCCAGACCTCACGGGCGCTCCCGCAATCTTCTTTATAAACCACCAACCGCCGCGGAACAACCACTGAAAAGGTTGTGGGAATGCAGCCGTGCCGGCTTGAATTATTGCGTCCGTCACCATCCAGATGATTTCTGCTGCGGTGGTTGTGGAGGCGGCGCGCGCAAGGCGGGTGTTTTGGGGCACTTGCATCAGAATCTTTCCGGATGCGTCGGTTGTTATTTGGGCCCCGGCCTCGCTGTCGCCCTTCACAAGATTGAGGAACCCGGGCTGTTGGGCGTAGTCCTTGAAAGCCCAGTTGGTCTCGAGCTCTGCCAGGAAGAGACCACCGGTGTATTGGCCATTCTGGTACGTTGACCTTGTCTCACCCAGTGTGTGGATTTCAAGGGAACCAGCAAATGACATCATGGGGTCGCCCTTGGTGTTGGTCTTAAACCAGCCATCCTTTGGACCACGCAGGTCGCGGTTCGTTAGCCTGAAGAACCCATCCTTGCCCGGTGTGGTGTCCGAATGTTTCCGTGCGCCCAAAGCCGACCACGATGTTTGGGTGGGGTTGTTGGTCGGATTCCACGACATCCGGACTGCTGTACCTGAAACCGCGGAGGCGCCGACAAGAGGTTTGAGGTGAAGTTTCAGCGACCTCATTTGGAAGAGAGAGTATGTTGAGGCATAAATCTGAAGCGGCCCGTATGTATTAGATCCTGTTGCTTCTTTCATTGTTGAGGGGTTCAGCAACACTGCCAGTTCGGTCTCCAGGTTCCCAGATCCGTTCGACCCTACCGTGCCGAGAGTTGTGACAATCTTCTGGTAAACCACACGGTTACCGACCCCCGAAGGCCGAAACCCCCGCCTGCGACTCTGATTTTTGACGGGTAGCACCCGCACCATCTGGGTTGTCTGCCTTGCCCTGCGCCGTCTACGGCGCTGCTGCTGTTGTTGTCTTGGTTGGCCGCCCCCACCTTGGGTGGCAGCTGGTCCATTGCGCACCACAATGCTGGTTGTAGTGCGCGCGGCACGCCTGTTCTGAGAACGACTAGCCATTAGGATTTGTCTTTGGTCCTCCCCTCCAAAGACGATCCAGCTGCTCATTGGTTATTTTAGGCAAGGAGCGGCCATGCTCCAGCGCTGCGAGGCACTTTTCCACATATTCTTTGAAAGGATGGTCCCCGCTGTTGTGCATCAGGATCTTAAAACTAAGGAGCTTCCCATAGAGGGCAAATTCATCTGGTAACTTTTGACAGGGTGTAACTAGGCTGGCCCAGAGCTTCTCAGGATTAGCTGGTATTGGTTGATAGTCTGGCCCCACGGTGAAGCCACAAAATGAGGCTCCAACAACTGTGTCTGTGACTTTTACCTTCTCAGGCTTAACCCACATGCCAAACACCTCCTTGTACATGGTTACAACACGCTCAACATAGTTGTCTGGGATGCATGGGGTGGATGTAAGTCTGTCGTCCCCATACACTATGGTGTCATAGTCGTCCCAGAGGGCATGTATGTCCTTGCCCTTGTTGAGGTAGGCAAACTCAAAAGCTTGGAGCCAATAGTTGACCATGTTGTTGTCCATAGTGGTGGAAATTTGGCCTGAGGGGTTACCACGCATTTGAATGGTGACTTCCCCAGTTGGCATGAGCACGTAGCGGTGGAGTAGATTCTGCACATACCAGTCATGTACGTGCTGGTAGCGCTTCCTATGTTCAGCGTTGATCTTCTCCCACCTAAGGTTTTTAATGTGCTTCAGGAGGGTGCGCGGGATCGTTCCATCAAACCTGGTCCAGTCAAACTCGACGACTTTATTCTTGTCGAGTCGCCTCATTTTTCTTGCAAACCCACCAAAGAAAGGGGTCCAGCCACACTGGCCACTGCTTTCATCTGTGTGCTGCTTCATAAGCTTATTTTGATGCTGCTCAAGAGCTGCGCCGATGCGAGAGTAAATCACATCGGGGCATATGATCTGGCGGATGTCTCCGTCCGCGATTTTCTCTTTCTTCAGTTGTTCTTTCTTTAAGAAGCAATACCACAGGACGCGCGGCCGCTCACCAGAGTCAACTCTCTTGAACTCACGTATGTACGGAGCCCACCCGTGGCGCTCGATGTAGTCGCGCTCACTGTCATGCAATTCGCACTTGGGGTATCCTGGTGTTGAGTCTACATTCTTCTCCGTCGCGGTGATGTGTACCACACGCGTATCCTCAAGGAAATTGTAGTGCTTCCGCCATTGGAGATCTGCGAAAGCACACTCATCAGGATAAAGCTCCCAAAAGCGGGATGGCTCTGCATAACTGAATTTTTCAAAAGACTTGGTGAAAGCCTGTGGACCCCATGTGGCGGGTGCAAATGCAAGCTCTGGGTCACACGGTGGTAGCAAGCCAAGAAGCGGATCATCAGCAAGTTTGTCTTCATAAATGGGTCTATTAATGGGCAGGTTACACACTACCGGATAATCGTCTGGCACCACACGCCTCGATGGTGGGAGGCGGAGTGATTCCCAGGAATCTAATTGGTGGATTTCTGGGGCCGTTGTTGGGGGCCCCGCTTCCCGTTTTTTGGCAGGCGGCGCTGCGTGTAAGGCAGACCCTGTGTTGGTGCCGATAGGCCACTGCTGACCGCGTAGCGGTCCACAAGGCAGAGGATCGCAGAACATAAGGGCGTACCGATGCACTTGGCGGTGATTGGGTATAATGGCCCTATGGCTTCAACATCAGCATGCGTTAATGAGCGAAGCATGTCTTCAACCGCCTTTGCGTCGTAGTCCCTGTCAAGATATTGGTTGAAGGAACTCACGACAACGCGCCGTTGTCCAAAATTGAGGTCTGACTCAAAAGCCCAATCTTCATCTGGGTCATACCCATCATCCATGGGATCCCAGTCTGGAAAGCCGGCAGCTTCTTTCTCGTAAAGACGCTCTACCATGTCCCGGATCTCCTCTGGGGTCATCCCTTTTTCCAGAAGAGCCTGATATTCCTCCTCTGTAAACATGGGCCCTCGCTGCCGCCTGGTCTTTGCACCAACCATCCTGAGCCTCTTCTTGCCCTTGGTTTTGCCTTTCGCCTGGGTGTAGATCTCCTTGTTGAGCTCGGCCCTTAAGATCTTCATCTCCCGTGCCATGGCAGCACGGACAAGCTCAACAACCTCGCCCTGGCTACTGGACTGGGAACACTTGGCTAGCTGCTTCTTCAGGTCATCAATTTCCTGCCTAAGCTTATCCTCATTGGTGCTCACTTTAGGAGGGTCAATAACATCGGCCTGGGTGATGATTTGGGCCCCGCCCGTAAACCCGGTGTTGGTGAGGTGGACCCCCATCACTCGCCCGTCAGGGTTGACAACTGGACAACCTGACATACCGTTACGGGTGGGGACAGCATAATCAAGGCACTCATCAACCTGGTGGCCGGGGACAACTGATTGCACAATCGCTCCGTCGTCATCAGGTGAGTAGACACAGATCCACTCGGGGTCCACCTTCTGGGCAATTTTCAGTCGGGGGTACCCTTGCATCTGCTGTGGTATTTTCAAGAGTGCCACATCTTTACCATCCAATTGCCTGGCCACAGGGGCTTGGTACTTAGCCGACCCAACACAGATGGAGACAACCTTGTTTTGGCCAACAACGTGACCGGCTGTCACGATGTAGTTGGCACATAGGAAGCCAGACCCGATGCCTTCAGGGGTCTCAATCCTGACCACCGCTGTGGGGTTCACGCGCACAAGAGGCGGCATGGACGTCCGCAGCTGGGCAAACTTCTTCAAGCCCTGTTTAAAGCGGAAAAGGATGCCGGGCTTCAGTGGGTCCTTGGAGAGCACTTTGCCATCCTCACTGCGAACCTCAATCGTTGCACCAAGAGGAGTTGTTAAAATTGTGTAGGCACGCACAATGGCAAGCGCCAATGCTATGGGCATTGATGGAAGTCCAAGCGTCCGCAGCACAATGGAAAGCACGAGGATCGCTGTGTTTGCAGAGGCAGCCCGAGAGTGTTGCACAAAGGTTGTGTTTGTGGCACACATGCTGGCTAGGAAAGTCCCAAACATGGCGAGCGCAGACACGCAAATGGCCCCAATGGGGTCAAAATGCGATATTATCACGCACGCAACCTGAATTAAAGCACTGGGCACGGTTTGCAGGGATGCGCTCGCAAGGAAAACCCAGTCCGCCCCGCTAATGGTTGCGGCTGCAAGGAAGAGTATTGAGATCACTCGTTTCTCCGCTCTGTATACAGAGACGATCCCCAGAACCAGGGCGACAACCTGCCAAAGGTGCGGCATGACTGCCGTGGCCAAAATCCAGGATGGCGAGGCCTTCACAGCGTTCACTACGGTGTAGTGGTGGGTGTGAATTGTCTTTTTGGCAGCTGAGATGAAATCTTCAAGCCAAATGTTCAGCTTTAGCATCTCCATGGGGTTGACTGAATCAGTTGTTGATGTTGTGGTGAGGCCATGCGCAGAGTGCCAAAAAAGAGAAAAGCCAAGGAAAACGAGTGCGAATAGCGTTGCCCAGCTCATCGTGAACCGGGGTGTAGTTGTGGCATACTCCTGCCTCATAAACGCTATTTGTCCACGCAACAGTTCGTTATCCAGGCGCAGTTCAGAAATGGTCTTGGATTTCTCAGCTCTGTCATGTATGAGCGCCGCCGCAAGAATGGTGGGCTGATGGTCAAGAATGTGATTGACCTCAATCATCACTGGACGTCCGCTTTGTGTGTCCATGATGAAGGTGCGCCACTCACCCTCGCAGACAGTGCTTGCAGTGAGCACAGCTTGTGGCTCGGGTACGTCTGTGCGGGTTGGGTAAAAGTACGACCGCGGTTTGTAAACGACGTACCATGGGACTGTCGGCGCAATGCGCCGCATCTCATCGAACCACTCACGTGCATCAAACCGAGGTTTGAGCTGGGCACGATCGTGTGAGGCAAGGGCCTCGTCAGCACGGTTGATGTAGAGAGACATACTCACAGACCTAGCAATATCCAATCTATCTGAACTGTTTTGG